TGGAACAGGCCAGTATCCTCCAACGAATATGACAAATGCATATTGGTATTGTAATGAAGATACTGGTGTTGGGGTTACTATACCTCCTCCGCCTCCAAATATTACTTATAGCTACTCAGTAAAGAACAATGGTCAAGACACTTCTCAACCATTTGATGTTGGATTCTGGCGCTTTACAGATGTTACAAACGCACCTGATGTAGCCATCCTTACAGTCCAAGCAGCAGAGCTTTATCCCGATGCTCAATTAGTGGGCACCCAAAGCGTACAGGCGCTACCCCCAGGAGGAACTTTTAATGGTACATTTGTATTCCCACAAACTTATACTACTTCAATAGGCGAGTATGTATTTGGTGTGTATCCTGATGTCTACCAGACAGTTACAGAGCCTAATGAACAAAACTCTGCTCCCACAATACGGGTTGTAGTTTCTAATAGTTGTGGGTAAAAAAGTTTCATAAACAGTAGTTTAGTATAGTACATAATAAAGAGAGGATTAGTTATGAAGGTAGTAAAGAACGATTGTATGCAAGCCATTGTTGTTTTCTTTAACACTGAAACGGGGTGCTTAGAAAAAAACATGAAGCCTGGGGAGACCATCGTGGTTCCCGAGGGCTACATTACTGAACAGATCAAAACCCTGCATCGTCGCAGGATTTTTAAAATCTCTAATGCGTGAGGACTAAGTTATGCCTAATTATGTGAGCCCTGGTGTTTACACCATTGAAAAAGACATCTCAGATTTCGCTCCCTCGATTAATACCTCAATCGTGGGTATCGTTGGTTTTGCCTCTAAGGGTCCAACTAACAAAGCTACTCTGATTACAGATCAAAACAAGCTTGTAAAGACTTTCGGTAATCCTAGCGAGGATATTGAAGGTCAGGGGCTCGAAGGTGCGTTAGAGATTCTTGAAACTACTAACTCACTGTACTTTGTTCGTGCTGCAAATGATAATGCAGCCGATGCTTCTGCCGTAATGACGCTCGGAAGTTGCCCAGCCATCCTTGTTTCAGGAGTTTCGAACAAAGAGGATTATAGAAAAGGCATTGGTGCCTCGCAGGTTGATTACGATGTCACTCTAAGAGTTCAGGTCTATGACCATAACAATGTTGCTAAGTTCACTAACAACGGCGGTGCTGGAAAAGACTTTACTATCTTAAGAAATTCTGCTGGAACTCAAGGAGAGGCACTTAGAAAAGTTATTGGGGGTGGCTTAGACGCAGATCAGGCTGGTATTTTCCGTGGAACAGCATTAGCTGATGGCCTAGATTTATCTGGTGCTCTTGTTGGGGCTTACGCTGGTTCAGGCGCTTCTATTTCAGTTTCCGCTTGCACTGGAACTACTTTTAGTGAAGCCAACGGCTTTAACTGCCTCATGCCTGTTACTCACGCAAGCTCTACTGGAGCCGCTTTTGGAGCTTCAGGTCTTTTACTATCATCCATCAAAGCTTTCGGTTCTACACTTTCATCAACAGCATCAGACGGATCATCTACTGCCTATCTGATTGAAAGTCTTTACCCTGGTAAGGGCTATAACGGAGGAACAAAGACTAATGGCGATACTAGTGGAAACTCAATCACCATTGGAGGTTTAGGTTCACAAAACTTTAGTGTTATCGTAAACCAAGATGGAGTTGCAGAAGAAACCTTCAAAGCTAGTTTTGTTGGTTCTGGAGTTTTCCTAGAGAATGTAATTAATACAGGAGAAACTGACACCACATCGGATATTATCAAAGGTAATCTAACTAAAGATAAGGCAGACGCAACCGTAACTGAGCTAACAGACTTTACTGGAGAAGCAACGACCCTATTCGGGGGTGGGCAGTTCGCAGTAGTTCAACAAAGACTTCCAGATTCTGTTACTAATGGTGTTGGAACTGCTGATACTTATAGCCTCGGTTCTGAGGGAGGCGGTCGTTTCCTCAAGCTTATTGAAACCGCTAGTAAGAATCTAACTGGTGGAACCAACGGAGATGATTCAGATCAAGCAACTGCTCTAATTGGTGACGCTACCCAAGATCCCAAGACTGGTATGCAAGCTCTTGATGATCCTCTTCTAAACATCGGCATCGCTCTTGTGCCTGGAGTTTACACTGAGAGTGTTCAAAATGCTCTGGTTACTCTTGCTGAGACTACACAAAACTTCCTGGCTCTGCTTGCTCCACCTTACGCAATCGGAACTGTTCAGGATGCAATTGACTGGTCAAACGGCAAGTCTTCCAGCACCGCTGGCTCTAGAACTTCTGCAATCAATAGCTCCTACGCTGCTCTCTACTGGCCCCATGTTAAAGTCTTCTCCATCTTTGATGGCAAGGATCGCTTCCTAGATCCTTCTATCTTCGGTGCAAGACAAATGGCCTTCACTGATGCAGTTGCTGATAGCTGGTTTGCTCCTGCTGGTTTCCGCAGAGGTCGCCTAACTAAGCCAACCGAAACTGAGGTCAAGCTCAACCAAGGTGATAGAGACAGCCTTTACAGCGGTGGTAATGTTGTCAACCCAATCGTCAACTTTCCACAGCAGGGCATCACTATCTTCGGCCAAAGAACCACCCAGCGTGCTCCCACGGCTCTTGACCGTATTAATGTTCGCAGACTGATGATCTACATTCGCAAGATCATTCTCCTCTCCACTCAGAGGTTTGTCTTCGAGCCTAACGATGAGTTCACCTGGGCACAAATCGAAGGTGTTCTTAACCCCTTCCTTGATGACATTCGCAGACGCAGAGGCATCACCGAGTTCCGTGTTGTCTGTGACGAGACTGTGAATACTCCAATCAGAGTTGATCGTAATGAACTCTGGACCAAGGTTCTTATCAAGCCAACCAAGACTGCTGAGATCCTCATCTTTGAAATTAACCTGACCAACCAGTCGGCTCAGTTAGGTTCCCTCTAAGGAGATAAATAATGGCAACATCTTACTACAAGAATAAATATGGCAGAGACTTCACCCCTGGGCAGGGTCTGCCTACCGTATCAACTGACCTTGATTCGGTTCGGGCCTATCAGTTTGAAGTTCACTTCTTCGGTCTTCCTGAGGATATTACTAACCAAACTGATCTTACCCTAGCTGCTAAGAAGGTCGGTGGTCTTGAGATGAAGAACGAGACTATCACTATTGATCGTGTCAACGATAAGCTTCACTACCCAGGCAAGACCACTCCTGGCGAGCTTACCATCGACTTCGACAACCTGTACCTTCGTGAGACCGCCTCTGATCTTTACCGCTTCTTCCGTCACACCTATGATCCCATCACTGGTGAGATGACTAAGAGCGCCCAGCCAGGAGGTACTACTGGACAGAGCTTTAAGGCTGATAAGGTGGAGATTGTCATGCTTGACAACACCCTAACTCCTCACTCTACGATTGAGCTTTATGGTGTTTATCCCATTTCATGGTCTGCCTCTGAGTTCAACTACTCACAAAACCAGTTCCACCAGTTGACTGTAAACTTCAAGTACGACTTCATGAATGTTTACAACTACTCCAACCCCTCCTGATAGAGTTGGTTGATAACTCTTAAGGCTCAGTCTGTACCTACATTCAGACTGAGCCTTTTCTCGCTTGGCTATAATATATCATGGATTACCTTTCAGAGTTATTAGAGAGCTACAGTAAGCTCAAAAAGAGAACATTCAAGCTGACATATATTTGCGAGCAGGATGATCCTAAGGCAGAATCTGCTTTGATAGCCATACTAAAGAACGCTCCAGCTACCCCAGGCTATGAGCAAAGTATTGAAGATCCAAATTATCCTGGCTTAAAAAGTTTTAAATATAGACAAACTAAGGACGGAGGGGTTTCGGTAAAACCACCTAGTCCTGATATCCCACAAGCCACAGTGTTGGATGCTAATGGAGCCCGAGCAAAAGTAAAACAAAACGGAAAACCAAACACTGCTGGCGATACCGTGTGGGAGATGATGTTTAAAGCCATGGCGGGCGAGGGAGAAGAACCCCCTGCATCAGATAAGGTTGGAGATAACATAGAGGATCAAGAGCAACAGGCAGAGGCCGAAAGACTATCCAAGCTTGCACAGCCAGGAGGTGCGTTTGAGGAACGCGGATATAATTTAGATCAAATCAGCCCTGCTTTAGACTCAATTGATAATAGTATTAGAACTGTTCAATCTGCTTGCGAGCAGTATGATCCCAAGAGCCAACCCAAGTATTGTAAAAACCCTGGAGTTTATTTAACAGGAGCCAGTAATGCTGGCTTTGCACACAAGCTTTCAGCGGGTAAGGTAGTTCAGGTCAACCCAGAGACAGGTCAGAAGACAGGCGAAGGTCAGATGGAGCCTGGACTACTTAACTCTGTAGCTCAATCCCACGATGCCCTTATGGACTTCCTTGGAGGCGAAGGGGATTGTGATACTATCACCCAGAAGATTGGTTTTTATAAAAACCGAATGGTTGTTTTTGGCTCAGACACTTCTGAAGGTGTAACTATTACGCCAAATGATCTACAGAATGATGCCATTAACAAGGTTAAAGATAAGTGCGGCGCAGACATTAATCTTAATGAGATTGCAGAAGACAATCTAAGCACAAACGCCATTAATGCAGTTAAGGGCACCTTCAACGAATTAGTTCTCCAGCTAGGAGTTCGTCTATTAGCCGCTCCCGATGAGGCTTCCCGTCAAGCAGCATTCAAAGAAGTAGCAGCGGAGATCGACAAGCGTAGACAATTCCTTACAGAGTATGCTGAGTCTTTAAATGTACAGGACGATGTTGCATTAGGGCTAGACGAAACTTTTGAGAGAGAAGTTCTCACGGAACAAGCAGGAATTGCACAGAGCAACACCGCACTTAAGAACTGGTTCCTAAAAGAGTTATCTTTCCAGATGGCTTTCGTAAAGGCAGCGGGCGCAGACAATGTAGAACCAGCGGGTAGAGAGATCAAGACTGGTGGCCGTGAGGATACCAATCTAATTTACAACGATCAGGCTAGAGCAGAGGCAGCAGCCAAGCAATTTGGTTCTAAAGTTAAAAAACGAGACGACGGAACCTTCGCTGTGGGTATTGGTCAGAAGAGAATTGAGAAACTCAAAAAAGTCAAACTGGGTGAGATCAATTCTACTGAACGAATGATGGCTATCATGACTGGCGAAGCTCGCAACGATGCCAACATGGAGCCTGGGTTCCAAAAAAGAATCTCTTCCATGCAGTTCGGTAACGATCAGGCTAGAGAGAACAGAGCGGTAGAATACATGAAGAACCTAGAGGCTAAGATCGCAAAGATGACAAAGCCTCTGACTGAGTTTACAACCTATGTTGGACAAGATGGTAAGATCAAATCTGAGTCTCCTGAGACAAGGCTCAAGGGTATCGCTGCAAGAGTAAAAGGTCTACTAGGTTACAACGCGCTAAAGGAATCTGCTCTAGGTAAGGCCCTATTTAAAGGAGACAAAGGCTACCAAGACTTCGGTGACGAGAGCACTCAACAAAGGGCTGCGGAAGTGGTAGCGAGGGAGGCTAGATTTAAGGAAATGAAATCTGCGATTGAGTCTGGGGATCAGGCTGCTCAAGATGCAGCAGTTAAGATGGCATTAATCTGTGGAGCTAATGCCAACAACATGACTCAGGTATTTACTGATGATTCAGGAGAGACTTACGCAATCCCACACAATAAGGTATTCGAAGAAGTATGTAAGGCAAACTCTGCTGGAAACCTTCAAGTTAAAGTTTCTGGAACTACTATGACAATGGTTACACCTGATGGTCTTGAGATTAGCTTTAACCAAGAGGGCACTTGGGGAGGAGGTACGAGAAGAACTAGAAGTAATACTAGAATTTCTCCTGACACCATCAAAAGACTGAATACACTTACTAAGCAGACGGCAGAGTCTACACTTCACCAGTTCCTTGAGGGTCAGATGAAACTACTGCAAGAGATTCTTAACTCATCCAAATAGAATCTTCTTCTTTGAGTAGATCATCAAACATGTATACTCTATAGTGTATGCCCTCTTTGTGTATCTCTATGTAGTTATTAGATTGTACTACTATATTAGAGGGGATGATGGCTAATGTTGGCTGTCTATCTTGTTTAAATATAACCATAGGAATCTTTCCGCACTTCTCTGAATCTTTTTGGCATTGGTCTATAAATTTCCAGAACTCGCTACTATGATTATATAAACTATATAAGTTTTGGTTATTGTATCCTTTCTTACACTCTAGGCAATACTTAAAGTTTTGTGGTGTAATCAAGTCCCCATAAATTTTAAGGTGATCTGGCAACGAGTGTGTGGTGGCGAACGCACCAGACCCAGGAGTTCTTGAAAATTCCGTGGTGCCCAATCTATCATTGAGTATCTTGGCGATCTGCCGCTCAAAGGTGGAACCCTTCGCCCTACTGTTTACCTTCTTTTTCTTCTTCAAAGCAGAAATATCGTAATTATCTTTCATAACCTGTGCTCTGCACTATAATAGACCAATGGACGCCGAGACCACAAATATTAAACTCGATGTTAGTCAATGGAAAATCCGCGTAGACGAGCGGACAAGGAATCGTATGAAACTACAAATCAAACTATCAAAGGACGAAGCGACTGCTTTCAAGAACTTCGCCAGCGTATGCAAGCCAGAGGAGATCTCTGACGATGATTTCATCAAGACTGTTTTTGTTACGGGCATTGAAGCTCTGAACAAGCAGCTTGCTGAGATGGTGTCTAAGTACGCTGCCGAAAACAAGGAGGAGCTTGCCGCTTCTGGTATCACTGTCATTGAAGAAGACGGTGGAGTTAGGCTCGAAGAATCTACTACTGAGTGATGTACAACTTACAGTTCCTTTCTAAGGAAAATGATCTGAACAAGATCATCAAAGCGTACAAGAAGGACAAGAAGAGTATCAACATCTTGTTCGTGTCGCTGTGGGACGAGTGGTGTCAAGAGCTTGTTGAAAAGCTCAAAGAGAAGTATGCTGACAATGATCGGGGCCAGCCCCTATACATTGTGGATAGCTTCTACATGCCACACAGCTTCGTTATTTACAATACTTCGAAGCTCCCACACCTTGTACATCTAAACCATAAGGGCGTGCATTCGGAAGACTACCTTCCAATGATTTACAACACGCTTATGCCCAAGAAAAAGAAAAGAGCTAAATGATATTGTCCTTGTGTTGGTCAATATAATTTTCGATCTTCTTAGCGTACTTTTTCTCACGGGTGTACAGCAGTTTCAAGTTGTTTATGATAACTGTTGTAAAATAGTTGAACGCCGAGCCCTTCCTGGGTTTGAAGTTCTTCACTGTTTTCAGAACTAGAGTGAAACACTCTTGCTTTGCATCATCGGGATCTACATTGAATTTGAAGGTCTCGATGATGTTCTGTATTAAGACATCAAATAAAGAAACTAGCTCTTCCTCATACTTTTCGGGATCACGCTGGTATGATAGGATGATCTCCTCGAACCTCGCGTTATCTATGTAATGGTTTTTCATACCCTATAATAGACATGTTTGATCTAGACAAATTGTATCAAGGACACAAAGCACATGGCGACAACCCCCTGTGCCACGGGTGTTCTATTCTGGAGAAGTCCAAGCCCTGTCACTCAGTCATGGACTACGAGGAGCTATCTCCAGCACCTGTCCTGTTTCTGTCAGACTCAATCAAATACAAGCTAGGTTCTACTCAGGCATTTTCCAAACCTGAGATTCAGCTTCTAAAGGAGTGCTATCCTGAGAAGTTTGTCATGGCTGCTTCGGTCAAGTGTCCCTCCGTGAAGGAGGCTGACATGAGCCCCAACAACATGAACCTGTGCCGACAGCATCTTGACGCTACTATTGACAAGGTGCAGCCCAAACTCATCTTCGCGTGCGGCAACTTGGCTATGAAGATGCTTATTAAGAAAAGCGGTATCACCAACAAGAGAGGTAAGTCGTATGATTATACAACTAGTTCTGGGCATAATTGCATCGTTGTGCCTGTTTACCATCCTTATTCCTGTATTAAAGAGCCTCGTCACCTCCAACTCTTCAAGACAGACATCTCAAATGCTTATGAAAAATATGTACTTGAGAGGAGAAGCGAAGGATCATTCTCGTACACAGTCCTCATGGAGATCAACGAGGTCAGCGATCTCGCGGAAAAGCTACAAGATTCCCAAGAGACGATTGCAGTAGATACTGAGACTACGGGGCTGAACTTCCTGAAGGATGATATCATGACCATCGCTCTCACCACACGGGAGAACACTTGGGTCATTCCTCTGGACCACAAGGACAGCCCCTTTAGGAAGGGACAGCCTGACTACGCCAAGGTGTGGGGTTGTTTGCGTCGAATCCTTGAGAATCCTAAGAGCAGGAAGGTCTTTCATAATGCCAAGTTCGATCTCAAGTTCCTTATCAACTATGGCATTTACACCAAGAATGTTTGGGACACCAAGATTATGCACCACCTCCTTGATGAGAACATGCCCAAGAGTCTGATGGATCTCACCAAGCTATACTTCGCCAACGAACTGGAGAACCTGTAATGCTTACGATTGACAACCCCAGCAAGTTCGACTGGGCCAACATGGATCTATCCGATTGCTGTGAGGGCAACGCGATGGATACATACTTCACCCTCAAGCTGTTCGATCTGATTATGGAGAAGTTCGAAGGTGATCCCGTCATGAATCTCATTGAGAATGTTGTGATGCCATCTCTTGAAACCTTCGCTGAGATGGAGTATAATGGTCTGATCGTGGATACTGACAAGCTCGATGCTGTGGGTAGGCAACTGCGCTCCAAGAACATGAACGAAGAGGATTCTCTGTACTCATGTGAGGGCGTAGACAACAGCGATAACCTGTCATCCAACAACGACCTTATCGAGATCCTTTATCTGCGCGAGGAAGGTATGGGCCTCTACCCACCTGATCGCACAGGGAAGGGCAAGCCGTCAGTATCAGCACCTACACTTAAACTTCTGCTAGAGCACATCGAAGAGGAGCTACAAACCCGTGAGTAAATGGAAGCACAGGGACGAAGGCAAGCGCATCAGCAAGTCTGTCATCAGCAGCAAGTCCACGGAGGATCTGCGTAACGCTAGACGATTTGTGAAAGGCTTGCTCGATCTTCGCAAGTCGGAGAAGCTGTCCAAGACTTATATCGAGGGCACCAAGAAAGCCATTGAGTACAATGGTATGGACAAGGTGTTCTGCGATTTCCGTTTCGATGGCACAGCAACAGGTCGCCTATCTTGTGCAGCGTACAACGCTCAACAAGCTATGGGTGTATCTTTCCACACTCTGCCCAGGGAGACAGAGAACAATATTCGTTCTCTCTTTGCTGCTCCTAAGGGTTGGGCATTTATTGCTGCGGACTATGCAGCTATGGAACTCCGCGTCCTGTCACATATTGCCAAGGAAGGTAATATGCAACTCGCCTTCAATCAGGGCGCGGACCTACACACCTACACCGCAAAGCTTCTGTTCAACAAGGAGCAGATCAGCAAGGAGGAGCGACAGATTGCCAAGGCTGTATCCTTCCTGATTGTTTATGGTGGAGGTGCATTCAATCTCAGCGAGACCATGAACATTCCCATGAAGCGTGCTGAGAAGATTATCAAAGACTATGAGAATGTGTACCCAGGTATCTTCGCATACATGGATCATGTAAACAACTTTATCAAGAGCAACGGATATGCCTATACTATTTTTGGCCGCAAGCGCAACCTTCCTGATGTCTATAGCCGTGATCGCCAAGTCGTTAATCGAGCACTTAGACAAGGGTTGAACTTCACCATTCAAAGCTCTGCGTCTGACATCCTGCTCACCTCACTACTAGGTGCATCGCGCAGGTTCAAGGAGGCAGGACTAGAAGCTACACCAGTCGCCACGGTCCATGACTCCATCGAGATTATTTGTCCCAAAGAAGAAGTGCAGAAAACTGTGGAGATCCTCTATGATGAGATGGTCAACTACCCTACCATCAAAGAGGTATTCAATATTCATTTCGATGTTCCGCTTGCCATCGACATTGAGGTGGGCACATCATTCGGAGATGTAGAAGCCTATGAGCTTTAATTACAAAAAATATCTCACCTCAGAATACGACAAGCATTGGTCCAAGCTGCACTCTCTTCGGGGAGGAGCAAGGGCTAAGGCTATGACAAAGAGTAGAAAAGGTAAGTCCCTCCCCTACTCCATGTCAAAAATGTATCTCAAGTATTTGTACTGGAAACAGAAGGGCCTTTGTGCTGTGTCTGGTACACCACTTCGTCTGGAGTATCTTTTCGAACCTTATCACCCACTTGCTCCCAGCAAGGATCGTCTGGATAATGATCCTGATATCGGGTATACCGCAGGTAATGTACAACTTGTTGTGCGTCTTATCAATCTTGCCAAGGTTCAGACTTCAAACGAAGACTTTAATAAGGCGTTTTTCACCGTAGTAGATCATGCAAAAAACCAACATTGATGTTCTAAACTTTACTCCTAAGGGAGATCTGCTGGTTGTCAATGCAGCTAGATGTTCCTTTGATAAGCAACATGAAGAATTTGATGAAGAGAAGGATCGAAAGCTTCTCAATTATCTGGCAAGAGAGCAGCATGTTCTGCCGTTTCGTCATCCTGTGGCTACTCTACGCATCACTTGTCCTATTTTCGTATTGCGCCAATTGGGTAAGCACCAAGTTGGTTTCTCTTGGAGCGAGGTTAGCCGACGCTATATAACTGGCGAGCCTGAGTTCTGGATGCCTAATGATATTAGATCTCGCCCAGACAATATCAAGCAAGGCAGCGAGAGTAAAGACTGGGGAGATAACTTTGAGGCTCTGTGGCATCAGTTTGATTCAGCTAACAGAGAGGCCATGAAAAGATATGAGGTTCTGCTAGGGCAAGGTGTAGCCCCTGAGCAAGCCCGTGCTGTCCTGCCACAGTCCATGTACACGACCTGTGTGGTCACAGGGACGCTGTTGGGATGGCACCACCTCTGGAAGCTCAGGACCGAGGAACACACGCAGCTAGAGACGCAGGAGTACGCTCAAGAGATCGGCTTCCTGATGGAGCAGATGTTCCCTGAAAGCTGGAGGGCACTATGCACACACTCGTAATTGGTGATCTGCACTTCGAGGACAAGCCTCGCGGATTGATGAAAGCACAAGCTGCCGCAGTGAAGCAGATTTGTGTAGACGGACTACACTGTGGTTGCGAGAAAGTAATCTTCTTGGGCGACCTAATGATGCACAGGAATCCTAGACCCAGTGTTCTGCTTGCCCTGAAAGAGTTGCTCGATGACATTGTTATTCTAGGCTATGAAGTACATATCCTTAGAGGGAATCACGACAGCGCGACAAAAGCTGATGATGGCGTAACTGCACTATCACTATTTGAAAACAAGAATGTTCATGTCTATACACACTATCACGAAGACCATGAGAATGAGTGGGTATTTATCCCACATTACGAAGATGAGCAGCGAATTAAGGAGTATCTTGATAACGCTCCGAGAGGCTACACTGTATTTGGTCACTTCGGCTACCATGGTGTTCTTAACTCTGCTGGAGATGCTGATTTCAATCTTTCTATATCCGATTTCAAGAACCCGACGATTCTTGGACACATACACAAAGCGGGTAGAAACGGGAATGTTTCTGTACTTGGCACGCCCTATACAACCAACTTCGGAGAAGACGGGAAAGACTGCTTCTACGGTATTATATCCAAAGGGAATGTACAAAAAATACCATCCACAAAAGGGCCAAGACATTTCGTGATCGACTATGACAAGGTGGAGGAGAACCTTGACTGGCTCAACTCTGGAGACTTCAATCTCATCCGTGTCAACATCGGCACGCTTGACGAAGGAATGCACAAGATCGCAGAGACGGTGCAGAGTATAGATGCGCCCTTCGTTGAGGTAAAGTACAAACCCCTTCTTGACGATAAAGAAGTTTTCATTCCAGATGAGAGGACTGTCACATCAGTAATGAGTGACGATCTAATTGAGCACTACATAAACTCCAGCAATACTAAGATAAACAAGAAAGACTTGTTGGATGGGCTAAGACAGATTCATGAAAATCAACAAAGTAGAAATTGCTAACTTTTATTCTATCAAAGATGTCAAGTTATCACTAGACAAGTATAAAGGCATCGTCCTTATTGAGGGACAGAATAAAGACACTGGCGGTTCTAATGGCTCAGGAAAGAGTGCGCTAATTGAGGCTGTTGTTTGGGGGCTCTTTGGTAAGACTGTTCGTAAGTCTACCGAGGAAGCCCTCGTTAACAATCAAGCTAAGAAAGGCTGTAAGGTTCGGATTACAATCAATGATAATTATGTAATCGAGCGGGGCAAGAAGCCTGTGTTCCTCAAGTTCTTCCACAAGGATAAGGAACTTACGAAAGACAATGCTACAAACACACAGGCGTATATCGAAGAGGTTTTGCATACGAACTACAAGGTGTTTCTAGCTTCGACCGTGTTCGGCCAACAGAACAACATTGAGTTCATCAATGCTACTCCAGACGATAAGCGCACGATCATTAAGAATTTCCTGAATCTTGATGAGTTGTTCTCGCTGCGGGATACTGTGAAGAGGCTCAAGTCTCAGTATAGTGCGGAGGTCAAAAAGCACGATACTCTAATTTCCCAATGCGAAAAAACTATATCAAAGTTTGATAAAGAACTGAAAGCCCTTGCCTCTCTTAAGAAGCAGATTGAGAAGACAAACACCACTGCGGCTCTAGAAACGCCCTTATCAGAAATCCTTGAAATTGAGGGCAATAATGCTGATAAACAATATCAAATTAGTAGGATAAATCTAGAGGTAGAGGCACTAGATACTAGACAAAAAGAAATTAAAAAAAGGTTAGACAATCCAAATGAGACTATATCGTGCCCTACTTGCGGTCAATCCGTATCCGAATCCATTCACCCGAAGCGCCTCATGGTTGAGTATTCCGATCTACAGTCGGAGATCGAGGAGAAGCAAGGTCAAATATTCCAACTCCAGTCAGAGTTCAGAGACCCCCCAATCTCGTCCGTCGATTACCATAAAGTTCACGAATACAGAACACTGGCAAAAGAGACGGAAACTTACGAAGGTCTGAAAGAAGATACCTTAGTGGATCTTCAATGGCATCATGATCAGAAGGCTGATTATTCCAGTCAGTATGACATCATGAGATTCTGGGAAAAAGCTTTCTCTGAGTCTGGTATAGTAAAGTATGTTATCAAGAATGTGCTGGACTATTTCAACTCAAAGGTGAACTTCTACCTAGCACATCTATCCCAGGGGAAATTCTTTATCACTTTTGATGAAGAGTTGAAAGAGACCATCACTCACAACGAAAGGAGCGTACCATATATTTCCTTGTCGGGGGGAGAAAAGAAGAAGATTAGCCTTGCGGTCATGCTTGGATTGCAGGAACTGCTCAAGATGTCTAACAACCAGAAGACCAATCTAATGTTCTTCGATGAAGTTGCGGAAAATCTTGACCAAGAAGGACTCGAAGGTCTCTACATACTATTATCCGAACTAAAGAAAGACAAGAGTTTGTTCGTAATTACGCACAACAATTATCTTAAATCTTTAATGGACAATAGCAAGAGCCTCACTATCATAAAGGCAGACGGTATATCTACAATCAAAGGAAAATAATTATGGCAAATGTAACCCTAGAAGGTCTTGGACAAGAAATTTTTGAATCTCGCTATGCGTACCCAGGGGAAACCAGATGGGCAGAGAGAGCTAAGGTCATCGCAAGAACAATGGCTTCGGCTGAGAATGATGATGAGAAAGAGAAGATTGAAAAACTCTTCTACGACTCGATTGGATCAGGAGACCTTATTCCTGGGGGCCGCATTATTTTTGGTTCTGGTCGGAATCGTGGCCGACACAATCTTCTAAACTGCTATGTCATTATTCCTGAGGATAATGTAGATTCTATCGGTAAGACCGTCATGGATATGTACCGTATCTCCTGTGCAGGAGGTGGGGTAGGATTCAATGTGTCCAAGATTCGCCCAAAGGGTGATCACATTGGCAGCGTCAAGAACTCTGCTCCAGGGGCAGTCTCTGTCCTCAAGATGATTAATGAGGTAGGTGAGCATGTACGAGCGGGAAAGAATCGTCGCACGGCTCTTATGGGCATTCTTAATGTCACTCATCCTGATCTGCTTGAGTTCCTTAGTGTCAAGCTTGACCACGGGGAACTAAACAACTTCAATATTTCTGTTGCCATTACTAACCGTTTCCTAGAAGCAGTTGAACTGAATGAGCCTTGGTTCTTCACCTACGGCAACAAAGAGTATCACTCCTACGATCTGTCTCGTAACGGTGAAGAGGTTGTAAGTGTTCTTGGTCTGGACGAGGAGGACGCCCTCGCTCGCGCAGAAAACTTCCACAAGGTAAAGTGGACAGATACCTTCGAGATGATCGGCCAGCGTGATATGATGGCGCGTGAACTCTGGGATATGATCTGGAAGAACTCTGTGGAGTCGGGCGATCCTGGCATCTACAACATTGATCTAGCTAACAACTACACCAATGTTTCTTACTTTGAAAAGCTCGACAGCACTAACCCTTGTGGTGAGATTTCTCTTCCATCCTATGGTAATTGCTGCCTCGCTAATATCAATCTCAATAATATGGTTCTTGATGACGGCAGCGACCTTGATTGGAAGCGTCTGGCTAGAACTGTTAGAACTGGTATCCGATTCCTAGATAATGTTCTTACGGTAAACACTTTCCCTACTGAAGAGTGCAAGCTTGTAGGTGAGCGTTCTCGTAGAATCGGTCTGGGTGTCACAGGACTGCACTATATGCTCATCAAGCTCAACATCAAGTACGGTAGCGAGAAGTGCCTGGAGTTCCTTGAAAGACTGTTCAGCACTATTCGTGATGAAGCCTACAAGATGTCTATATACCTTGCGAGGGACAAGCAACCCTTCCCTGAGTTCGACTACAAGAAATACCTCAATGAAGAATTCGCAAAAACCCTCCCTGCAAGGATTCGAATGCTTATTAAGCGACATGGAATTAGAAACGCAGTCATGCTCACAATCCCTCCTTGCGGAACTATTTCAATGCTACATGGAGTATCAAGCGGAATTGAGCCTATCTTCTCAGCCATGTACAACAGACGATGGAGAAGCAACAACATCTGGAAGGAGCAGCTAGTTGTCGATCCACTATTCCAAAAGTATTATGACGAAGGAAAATCGCTGGAACCATTTGTCGGATCTTACGATATCGCGCCCGACGACCACATTAAGGTACAAGCGACGGTCCAGAGGTTCATTGATTCCTGCATTAGTAAGACAATCAATCTACCAGCAACTTCAACTCCAGAGGAGTTCTCGCAAGCTGCCTTGGACTACGCGCCTTATCTCAAAGGTCTTACAGTTTATCGGGCTGGATCAAAAGGAAACGAACCCCTACAAGCAATCTCACTAACGGAGGAGAACATTGAAAGATACATGGGAAAAAGAGAAACCGTTGAAACAGGAGTCCAATCAGGAGATGCCTGTTCACTCGACGGAGGAGACTGTGGAGCTTGATGAACAGTGGAATGAGCAGGAAAAACTTCCTAGCGAACACTGCCCTTATTGGGAAGAGTAATTATGGCAACATTTGAGTGGATATGTAACGACTGTGATATTTATTGGGACAGGGAGTGTGATGTAGGTAAAGCTCCTAACCGTACTCGCTGTCCCAAGTGTAGCAAACTTTCTAATCGCTACTGGGGTAATCAGAATGTGTCCATCTCGTTCAAAGATGATGGCACAGGTAATAGGAATAACCCAGGCGCAAATGATTTTCATACAGTCAAGAGAAGGTACAAAAAGTTTGCTGAAAAAGGATGGGATAAGGACTCAGCTAATCGCTGGCTAAATAAGAGTATTGAAAAAACAAAAGAAACGATGAATGATGAAAGCTATCGGTATAAGCCCATGCATATAAATTATGAGGCGTTGGCCCGAGATGGTAAAGCAAGAAAGCTATCCGATAGAGAGTCCAGAGAAAAGATTGAAAGAGCTAAAAAACTGACCGAGCAAGCCTATGATAATGCAAACAAGCGGGGCTACAAGGATGCTGGCTCCGACAAGTTAGACATCGCAAAACCCCAAAAACAACAATAACAATGGCTTACGATTTTTCTGAGAACATTCAGCGAGGTATCCTGTACCTTCTGAAGTCCAACAAGGACTTCTACCTTCAGATCGTGAATCTGGTTCAACCAGAGCACTTCGAGTTCCCCAGCCACGCAAAGATCTTTGAGCGTGTCCGAGCCTACTACGAGAAGTATGGCAAGCTCCCTACCGATGATTTCATCGTGCAGGACATCAAGCCTACCCTCACTTCCCGTGAGTCTGCTTCGGATTACGAGGACGAGCTTTCGTACATCAACAATGTGGATACTTCCACTGTTGGTAACACGGATTATATGCTCGACCTTGTGGAGAACTTCGCTAAGAAGGAGGCTATGAAAGCAGCCATCGCTGATAGCATCTCGCTTATCAAGGAGAATCGTATGGATGAGGTTGAGGCTCTCGTCAAGAAAGCTCTCCTCATCAACCGAGATGTGGACACAGGCCAAGACTACTTCCGAGATGTCATGGGTCGGTGGGATCGCATCTTCAATAAGAAGCAAGAAGAAAAGTACAAGACCTTCCTCCCTGGCATCAACAAGTCCCTAGAAGGCGGTTTGGGGTCCAAGGAATTGGCGATGGTTGTTGCCCCTCCTGGGGTCGGCAAGTCTTTGTTCCTAGTGAATCAAGGCGTGCATTCGATGATCGAGGGCAGGAAGGTTTTGTATATCTCCCTTGAGATGAGTGAGGATAAGATCGCGCAGAGGTTTGATTCTGTCATGACCCTTATGCCTCAGTTCAAGCTCAAGGATCCAGCCAACCAGCTTACCGTCAAGGAGCGTCTTGAGATGTTCAAGAAAGAGTTTCCTGGCAGCGAGCTAGTTATCAAGGAGTTCCCTACGGGTCAAGCTTCGATCAACACGATCCGTAACCTTCTAGTTCAACTCAAGAATTATGATGAGTTTGAACCCGATCTTCTGATCGTTGATTATCTTGAGCTTCTGCGCCCCACACGGGAGATTCAGCAGGAGTACCAAGCCCAGCAGAAGATCGCTGAGGAGCTTCGAGGAGTTGCCATGGAGTATGGTCTACTAACTTGGACTGCGACCCAAACCAACAGGCAAGGTCGTATGGTGAAGATCATCACCGATGCCGAGCTAGGAGACTCTTATGGTAAAATCAGGACATGCGATTTTGCTATGTCCCTGAACCAGTCCGAGGAAGAGTTTGACGAGGGCAAGATGAGAGCTTATGTCATCAAGTCTCGGAACGGTAGGCCAAGGTTCACTGTCCCCATGGAGGTGGACTACGGCACCCTTCGAATGTCTGAAGGCGACGAAGTATTCTCAGGAGAATAATATGAAAGATAAGCCCGTTCATCCGATGGTGGTCTTGACAGGATCAAAGACCTACACGATTGAACAAAAGTCCTTGCAGAAGGATCAACTTCACGGGGATGTCGATTTCTCTAAAAACATTTTACGAATCGACCCAAACCAGTCTTTGGAAGATTACAAGAACACTCTTCTGCATGAGATCTTACACATTGGATACGATATGTTTGGATTGGGCAGTGATGATGATATGCCCACAATTCAAAACGAATTTCTAACTCTTGTAACTGGGAATATGCTTAGGCTTTTTGCAAATCTAAACCCTGAACTGTTTGAATATATCTTCGAGCGCCCTAAATAACTAGGGTGTTGTTATGAAAGATTTAGAACTAAAGGATGTATTAGACAGGCAAAGAATTAGACTAACCAAAGTCTCCGTTTATGTAAACGGTATTTGGCAGTTCGCTGCTGTACAAGGATCTACCTTCGTGGATGAGGGCCAGACCTTGTACAAATCTACTTACAAATTTGCTCTGATTGATCAGGCCGTGGATGATCCAAAAGCAGGTGAGATTTTTGGTAAGCCAGGAGACTACATAGCCATCGACCCCACAGGAGAGGTCAGTCTCATAACTGCTGAACAATACAAGCAAAGATTCCCAAAGAGAGTGAAACAACCCTATATGCCAGAAACCTCTAGCAAACTTAAGAACCCAAACTTTTTGACAGAAATCGTCCGAGGATCTCAGACTACCTCCTCTAATACTACACCTACACCACGATACAGCCCCTCGACTGGCGGAACCTCTGGTGGTTCCTCAGGTGGGGGCACTGGCTACTAATTATTATGGAAGACCTCACTGTACTACTAGAAGATTTCACCTGGGAAAACTACAAGGACATCAGCGATGCTGTTGTCAAGTTTGACGAATACAACATCGACAACGAAATGTTCCGTCAGGCATCAGTTTACTCGTACTATTATGGACTAATGGGTGCTGCAAAAAAGCGCATGAACGATCTTGACACTGAGCTTGTGCGTCTTTCGTCCACGCTTCGTCGGGATTACAAGGCTGGATCTACTACCAAGCTTACGGCTAAGGATCTAGACGATCTCGTCTTCGCGGACAGCAGCTACCAACTGGCAGTATCGCAAGTTAATGATGCTACCTTCAAATACGAACTACTCAAGGGCCTCGTTCGCGCTCTTGAGCAGAAAAAGGACATGCTCCAACAAGTCTCTGCAAATAAGCGAGAAGAGACTAAACTTTACAAGTGACCTCACTATCATACTATACTAACTAAGGAGAACTACTACTATGGCTATTGATCTAGACGCACTACGCAAAAAGCACGAACAACTGAACAACCCTGGGGGCGGCAGCAACTCCAACGCTGATTTCCTCAACAAGTTCTATCAAATTCCCGAAGGCACCAACGCCGTCCGTATCCTGCCTTGGCGGGATGACAGCAAGGAGTTCTACGCGGAGACTAAGATTCACCGTGTCCCTGGTCCTGATGGTAATGTCAGGAACATTCACTGCCGCAAGGTTCACGGGGAGAACTGCCCCATGTGTGACCTTTACTACGCTCTGTGGAAAACGGGGCGCAAGGAGGACGAGGATCTTGCTCGCCAGATCAAGCCCCGTGCTCGTTACTACATGAACATCATGGATCGTGAGTCTGGTGACATCAAGATTCTATCCGTGGGTGTCATCCTGTTCAAGAAGATCATCGGTGCCATGCTCGATGAAGACTTCGGTGACATCACTGATGTTGAGTCTGGTCACGACTTCAAGATCGTGAAAGAAATGGAGGGACAATGGCCTAAGTACGATCAGTCTGCACCTCGGCCCAAGTCCTCGCCTCTAGGTTCGAAAGCTGAGGTTGCCGCTAGTATGGAAAGCCTCCATGAGATCCACGATCTCGTCAAGCTTGAGGACTACGAAGAGGTCAAGCAAGCAGCCCAAGCACTCGGCGTTGTTTCGGCTCCCCAAGGTAACACCAAACAATCCGAAGAAGTATCGGACGGTGATTACCTCTCAAAACTTCAAAGTTGATAATTATGAGAAGTATTCTTAATCTTGCTATCGTTGCATTCCTTGGTCTCGGTGTTGCCTCTTGTGCGGCTCTGGAATCTTTCTTCGGAGAGGGCGCAGTAGTCACCACCGCTGACCAACTAGCAGAGGGCGAAGAAGCCCCTGTCATCCCTTGGCAACAGCTTCCTGACGAGCTTAAAGCTCAGATCCCTGAGGGCACCGAGGTAGTTATGGCTACCAAGGACCAGCTTACGGAAGAGGCTGCATACATCCCCCTTGGAGGTGAGCTTGATGGTGATTCCATCGGCGGAATCATCGACGCAGGATTTGGAATCGCAAGCACCTTCCTTCCTGGCCTCGCCGCCTGGGAAGGTGTTGTGACCCTCTTCTCTCAGCGCAAGCGGAAGAATTATGCTAAAGCCATTAAGGCTGCTGTTCCATCTGATAAGAACATCGACCTTGCTGGCGCTGTTGCTGGTGTCGCTGCGGCTCTCGGTATGTCTCACACCTCTGAGGGATCTAAGGCCGCTGCTGATGACGAGGACGCTGCTGCTGCTGCAACGGAAGCTGTAGCTGCAAAAGCCGCTGAAAAAGCCTGATCTCTTCCCTGACTCTGGCTATAATAGGAGGACATCCATCGTGGGTGTCCTCCATTTTTTTATCATGAAAGAGAAATTAAAAATCCTAGCAGTTCCAGCAAACGAGGGGGGCTGCGCTTACTATAGAATCATCTGCCCAATCAAAAAACTAGAGCAACTCTACGGAGATCATGTAGAAGTTCGGTGGAATAAAAACCCTTTAGGTGTTGATGAAAAGAATGGAGCTTGGCAGGAGAATTGGGACTTTGCCGACATGAAGTGGGCTGATATTGTGTTCACCCAAAACCTATCAAACTTTGGAGGAAACTACACTGCCCGCATTGTTGGTAAGGCAAAAGAGTTTGGCAAGTTTGTTCATTATGACACTGATGATCTTTTGACCAACATTTACGAAGGTCATCGTCTGTATCATGTGTACAAGGAGAAGGGCCTAGAGGAGATTACCAAGTTCATCTACAATAACTCAGATCTAGTGACGGTAACGCAACGCAAATTTGCTCAAAGAGTTGCGCCTTACTGTAATCCAAACAATACACTAGCTATTGTTAAAAACAGTATTGATTATAATCTACCTTGTTGGAACATGCCAAAAGTTCCCAAGCCCAAGAAGAAGTATACTCGTTTTGGCTGGGTAGGAGGTATCCACCATGAGCAGGATCTCAAATACTTTTCTGGAGTTCCTCACTTTGTAAACCAGCGCGTTGGTCGAGAGAATTGCAGATGGGACTTTTACGGCCACCCACCTCCAGGGACGCCTGAGGATGATTGGCAGTTAGATGTTTGGAGAAAGTACAGAGAAATCATTCTGCGAGGATTCAAAGGACAAGCGAATTGGAGAATCCACTACGCCCAGCAAGCAGACAGGTACGGACAGTTCTACACCGACATGGATGTAGCCCTTGCTCCTCTTGAGGTGAACGAATTCAATGATAGCAAGTCTGAGATCAAAGTTGCTGAGTGCGGTCGCTATAAGATTCCTCTTGTAGCCACAGACTGCGGAGCTTATGATGAGTGGATTGAAAATGGAGAAACGGGATTCCTAATTGATGCCAAGAAACCTATTTCTGAGTGGACAAAGATTCTTACCATGTGTGCCAAGAGGCCCGACATGGTGAAGCGCATGGGTGAGAACCTCCACCAGAAAACGGAGGAAGCTTTTAATATGAATAAGGTAGTGGGGGCACGCCTCGATCTGTACAAGGAGCTTTTAGTTGCAAGTCAAGCTAGTTAGTGGGTGGTCAAATCCTGGCGGCAGCACTCTGCACCATATCGGTCTAACTAATTTGTTAAACGATAATGGGATCGACTGCACCTTCTACGGACCTCATGAGTGGCATAGGGATAAGTGCAAATCTGGGCATATCAAGGACTGTACGCTGACTGTCCATGATACGCTCATCAGCCACTTCATTCAAGTGCCAACCACAAATGTAAGGAAACATATTCTGAGTTGTCATGAGACTAATCTGTTTCCGCTCCAACAGATTCCCACGGCGGGATACGATGTGATTCAATATGTAAGTAATTTTCAAAGAGGGTGGCATGGGATAGATCATCCATACAAGATTATCCCACCACGGGTAGAGAAGATCGACTGGAAATTTACTCCATCACAATGCGCTGGTGTAATCGGTAGCATTGATGAACACAAGCAAACCCACAAAGCTATTCAGCAAGCATTTGATGACGGGTTTGATCGTGTACTTCTATATGGTCAGATTACTGATCTTCCATACTTTGAAAAGTACATTCAACCACTTATGGGTCGTGTTGAAGTACGCAACCATGTGGATGATAAGGAGGCCATGTACGGCTCTGTAGAGGCTGTCTACCACGCTTCGAAGCGAGAGACCTATGGACTCGTAGAGGCTGAGTGCAAGGCCGCTGGAGTGCCTTACAGGGGCGTGGAGAACAACCCTGAGATCCTGACTGACGAGGAGATCCTAGAGAGATGGAAGACGGTATTACAGTAATCTTAAACTGCTACAAGCGACCTGAATATTTACAAGAGCAGGTTCGAGCCCTACGATCCCAAACCGTAAAACCTAAGTACATCTGGCTTTGGATGAACGCTTGCCCTGAGAACAAGAAGTTTAATCCATATTCTTTTGGTCTGGATAAGGTATTCAAGTCGGATACAAACTGTAAGTATCATGGGCGTTTTGCTGTAGGACTTCTAGCCCAGACAGGGTATGTGGCTTTCTTTGACGATGACACTATCCCAGGGGATATGTGGTTAGAGAACTGCATGAACACCATGAAGGAAACTCCTGGCATTCTTGGTGGGGCAGGGTGCATCCTTCAGAGTAGAGCTTATGTTCAGCACCAACGCATGGGCTGGCCTGTGAAGAATCCTGTGACAATGGAGGTAGATCTGGTTGGGCACGCATGGTTTATGAAGCGCGAGCATCTTAACTACATGTGGTACGAGACCCCATTTACCTTTGAGAATGGAGAGGATATCCAACTATCGTATCTTGCAAAGAAGCATGGAAATGTTAGAACCTATTGTCCACCACACCCAGCGGATAATCCTAGGATGCATAGCTCACTCAAACCAG